GCCGCGGTTCTTGGCGACGGCGCCGACGAACAGCGAGTACATGTAATCGAGCTGGTCCTGAATCGACTGGCGCCCCTCTTCCGAGAGCGCCGCGTACTGGCTGGCGATGCGCTTGTATTTGCCGGCGCTCAGTTCGGTGGTCTTGACGCCGCGCGCCGCTTCCGCGCCGCTGACGTCGACGTGCGTGGTGACCACCCCGATCGATCCGGCACTGGTGGTCGTGTCGGCCAGATAGACCTTGCCGGCGCCGCTGCCGAACCAGTACGCGGCGCTGCCGATGGTGCCGCCGGCGTGCGTGACGACCGGCTTGGCGCTGCGCGCGGCGAAGATCGCATCCGAGAAAGCCTGCGAGCCATCGACGGTGCCGCCAGGGCTGTCGATCGCCAGCACGATGCTGTGCACCGCCGGGTCGTTGACCGCCTGGGCCAGGCTGCGTTGTGCCAGCTGGCTGCTGGTCCCGCCAGAAATCTGGCTGAACATGTTCATCTTCTTCGCGACCACGCCCTCGATCGGCAGCACGGCCACGCCGTCGATGACGTCGTAGCTGCGCTGGTCGTTGGCGAGCGGGCGGCCGAGGCGCTTTTCGACCGCCTCGATATCGACCGCCTCGCCGCGCACGTGCGCCAGGTAGATCGCCTGCAGCTCGAGGAGCTTGCTCGGTTCGATCGCCCAGGGCGAAGTCAGGATGTCAATGAGTTTCATCGGCGCCGCGTATGCTTGTTGATGGGGGCAACTCTATCGGTCAGGGCGTCTCAAAAACAGGGCAAATTGAGACGACTTGCGCATGTCAATCAGGCGCCGGCACGGCATCGGCCACGTCCGCCGGCGCGGCCGCCACCGCGGGCGTGCCGGCCGGCGGGAAGTAGATGCCGGCGCGCTTTTCCGCGTTGATCTCCTTGACCCGCTGTTCGTGTTTGACCTGCCACGGGATGCCGTCGTACAGCACGCTTTCGGCCTCCTTGGTGCTGATGCCCAGGTCGATCCGTTTCTGCGCCGCTGTGACTTCCTTGTCCGGGTCGATGCTGCCCGGCCCGTCGCCGGTCCACATCGAGCCGCACCAGGCAGCGCGTACCAGGTCGCTGGCGAAGAAGCCGGGCGCGCTGATCCGGCCCTCGGCCACTTCGTCGGCCAGCCAGAGCTCGAACACCGGCTGGCAAAAGTAGGTGACGAGGAAATCGCGGCGGCTGCGGAACGCCTTCCATGCCATCAGCAGCGCGGCCCGCGAGGCGCTGTAGCTGCTCTGGAAGTGCATGACCAGCACTTCGTACGGCAGCTCGAGCGCCATGCCGATCTGGCGCACCATCGCCGCCCAGAACGGGTCGAACTCCGGGTTCGGGCGCCCCGGCGTGGTCGTCACGATGTCTTCGCCGGGCAAGAGGTTGATCGCCTTGCCCGACTCCATCTCGCCACTCCAGTTGCTGGCCTTGTCGATGATCGCGCCGCGCGCGTCATCGTCGAACATGTCCTGGAATGCCTCCGGGTCCATCTTGACGAACACGCTGAACAGGCTGCTGACGACGGCGGCATTGAGCTCCGCGTCGGTCCAGCGGCTCAGCTGCTTGAGCGGCTCGAGGATCGGCGCGATCATCGGCACCCCGCGCACCTGGTCCGGACGCGTCGGCTTGAACAGGTGCAGCACATTGCGCCGCCCCGTGGCCGCGCCGCGCATCGGCTCCCGGGTCCAGGTGTTGCCGGCGCTTCCGTGCGGGTCGCCCGGGTGCTTCTTCGCGAAATGGCAGGCGATCGCTTCGCCGGTATCCGGGTCGATTTCGATCCCGGCGATCAGCTTGTCGGTATCGGCCGCCTTGTTCGGGTTGCACACCCGGTCGGCCTCGATCAGCTGCAGCGCCAGGCGCGGCGCCTGGCCGGAGCGCGCCACGCGCGGGGTGACGCAGAAACTGTCGCCGCTTTCGAGCATCGACCGAAAGCCCAGCTCCTGCTGGCCGTAGAAGTTGAGCCGGCGGCCCACGTCGCAGTCAGGCGAGACGGCCCACAGGTCGAAGCGGCGCTTGGTGTCCGCGGCCCAGGCGTCGGCGTCGTCATCGGCCAGCCCGAGGAAGCCCTTGTCGATCGCTGGCGTGTACGACAAGCCGGTGCCGACCACGTTGCTGACCATGGTGTTGAGGGCGCCCAGGGCGACCGGCGCGTTGCGCATCTGGTCGCGCGAACGCGAGCGCAGGGTCGGCAGGTCGCGGATCGTGTCGGCGTTGGCCGAGCCGGCGGTCGGGGACCAGCGGTTCAGGGTGGCCAGGTCGACCCGGGCGCCGGTATAACCGCCACCGAGCGCGAGCGCGGCGCGCGCGACCATGCGCTGCTGTGCGAGTTTCGGGGCGACGTAGGCGATTGCCTTGTCGAGCAGGTTCTGCTGGTTGAACGGTCCGGTAGGGGCGGCCATCTCAGCCCCCCGCCACGATGGTGCGTGCGCGCCCGCGGCCAGCGGCGCGCTGGGTCAGCGTGGCGACGCGGGTGTTCCACAGGTCGATCCCGCGCTGGATCTCCATCAGGTTGGCGCGGGTCAGCTTGCGCCCGGCGATTTCATACACCTGGCTCGTCAGCACCGCGGTTTCGGCCGCGATGTAGGCATTGAGCTGCGTCTGTGCTTGTTCTAGCGTGATTCCGGCCATCGTGGTCTCCCATACTCAGTCGCAGTGTAGGGAGTTCGCCCGTCTCAAAACAGGGCAAATTGAGACGACGCTATTCGGTCGCGGTGCGCTTCATCAGGCGGTACAGCGTGGCGCGGCTGATGCCATGCTTCTGGATGATCTCGTCGTTGCTCATGCTGGTCACGCCGTCGGCGTGCACCTGCTCGCGCTCGTGCGGCGTGGGGTGCTTCTTGCGCTTCGGGATGCGCACGCGCAGGCCGCCGTACTCGGCGCGGATCCGGCCTTCGATCTCGCGCGCGGTGCCGTCATCGAAGCCGCAGGCGCGGCAGGCCGCAAGGATCACGGCCACGATGTCCGGATCGGGATCGGTGTTCACGCCGTCCCCCTCCGCGTTCCCGCCAGCGAAATCTTGCCGCCCACGACACGCGGGGGCGCCGGCAGTGGCCGCGGCAGATCGTCCGCTGGCAGCGCGGAGGCGAACAGGTCGCCGATGGCCGGCTGCACCTGCTCTTCGAGCTGCTCCCAGTAGCGCGCCGGCTTGCGGCTCAGATCGAGGTGCGTCTCGAGCCATACCGCGTAGACGGTGCAGTCCCAGGCCTCGACCCGCTTGCGCAGCGCGGTCCAGCGCGATTCCCTGCCGCCGGCGGTCGCCCGCTCGACCCGGGCCTCGCCGGCCATCTGCCGGAAGTACTCCTCGGTTCCATCGTTGGAAAAGTGCATGTAGCCCGGGCCCGGGCGCTCGATCTGCAGGCGGCCGTAGATCAGGTCCTTCGCCAGGTTGGTGCCCACGTGCCACAGGATCACGCCGCGCTTGCGCTTCTTGCCGCGCCAGTCGATGTCGACCTTCGCCACGCCGTCCTTGATGTGCTTCTCACGGCCCGGGCGGCCGCGCACCGCGAAGATCCGGCGCCCCATGCCGGCATGCATGTGCACGAAGCTGTAGACCGCCTGGGTGTAGTGGCCGCCAGTGTCGATCGCCGAGGCGTAGATCGGGAGCCTGGCGCCGCCGGCGTGCAGGAACTCGTGTTCGAACAGGTATTCGGCCACGTCCTGCCAGACCTGGTCCTCGTTCGGGTTGCCGTAGAAGATGCGGTGGTCGATGGCCCAGGTCTCGCACCCGCGCCCATAGCCGCGTACCGTGACCTCGATCCGGTTGTCCTGCGTGTCGCACCCGGCCAGCAGCAGCACGCAGCCTTTCGGCACGGTGCCGAACTTGTACGGCTCGGCGCGCGCCTTGAGCTGCTCGGCATCGCTCTTTTCCTGCTCCAGCGCCCAGGTCTCGCCCAGCGTCGTGTTGGTGAAGGTCTTCAGCAGCCTGATGTCGCCGCCCTGCGCATTGGCATAGGCGTCGAGGAATTCCTGCACCAGCGTGCTCCACGAGACCAGCGGGCTATACGCGGTCCACACGTGGAACGCGAGGTGCTCGAGCGGCGCGATAATGTCGCCCGCGGCGTTGCGGAACACGCCTTCCGCGTCGATCGTGATGGTCGCATCCGCGTTCTGCCAGCGCCCACGGTCGGCGACCGCGAGGAACTGGCCCTGGTCGATCAGGCAGGCGCAGTGCGGGCACAGGTGCCGCACCGTCGCCGGGTCGCCATCGGTCCACTTGAGGCCGGTCTCTTCGTCCTTCTTGCCCCACGCCAGCACGTGGAACCCGCCACACTCCGGGCACGGAATCGCGTACTTGAAGCGCTCGTCCGCCTGGTTGTAGCGGTCGTCGATCAGGGAAAACCCGGCTAGCTTGGGCGTCGAGCCGGTCACGATCTTCGGGAACGTGGCGCCCTCGACCCGCTTGGCGGCCAGTGCGTCCGGCGAGCCTTCCTTCTCGATGTCGCGGTCGAACGCGTCCAGCTCGTCCAGGAAGGCCACGTCCACCGAGATCCTCCTGTAGGCGCGCGCCGCCGTGCCGCCACGGGTATGCAGCAGGCAACCGAGGAACTTCTTTTGCGCCAGCGTGTTGTCCTTGTGGCGCGACACGTGCGACGGCATGGCCTTGGCCATCACCTTCACGTCGCGCAGCATCGTGTCGAGCTCGTTCTTCACGAACTCGTCGCTGTCGCCATCGGTCGGCTGCCACAGCACCTGGTTGCGCCGCTTGTGCTCCGCGAAGTACCCGATCGCCGCCAGCAGCATCTTGGTGTACCCGACGCGGGCCGATTTCTTGAAGTCGATCGCGCGGATATCGTCATTGCTGATGCAGGCCAGGATTGCGCGCTGGAAGCCCCACGGCACCCAGCTCTGCTCCACGTACGAGGATTCCTTCGAGAGGTAGAAGTGCTTGCGCGCCCACTCCTCGAGCGTGACCGGCGCCGGCACGCCGAACGTGCTCAGGCCCCGGCCCACCGTCTTCGCCAGCTCGGGCGAATCCCAGTTGAGGACCTCGTACATGTCGCTCATGGATCGATCTCCTCGGCGGCCTGCTCGCCTCTCTCGTCCTCCTGCTCCGGGTCCTCTTCGCGCAGGTCGGCCAGCGACATCTCGGCAGCGATATTACGGACCCGAGCAATCTCGGTGGCGATAGTTTTGATCTCGTCGGCCGCCAGGCTCGGCACGCGTCGGCGCACGGCGCCGGGGATCGCATCCAGGATGCCGGCGATCTTGCCGCCGGCCTTCGACAGCACCTCCTCGATCAGACCGACCGGAGCCAGCTCGCCGCGCGTGACCGCGTTTTGCATCTCGATCCGTTCGCGCTGCGCCTTGGCCAGCCCGGCCCGCTCGCCGGCCAGATCCAGCCCACCGATGGATGCCCGGCCAGCGGCCTGCTCGCGCAGGTGCGAGCAGTACGCCTGCAGCAGCTGGTGGCCTGGCGCGCTCATGTCCAATACGCCTCGCCCGACCAGATTACCAATGGCCTGCTGGCTTACACCGACCAGGGCGCCAAACACGGCCTGCGTCATTGGTTTGGTCAGGTCAAACTCCGACAATACAACCCCCTTAAGGATGAGCTGTGACTAGAGCGGCGACAGGGTCTGAATTACCCTTGCCTGCCCTCCCCTCGGAAGAACCTAACCCGGGGGTGGGGCCGGGCCTAGCCAGGCCCGTACCTACCTCCCTGGCTAGCCGACCGAGAAAGGCGGCGAGCGACTCACCGGCGGCCTGCGGCATCTCGGCGACCGTGACGCCATCCTTCTGTACCTCGAGCACCCCGTCCGACCATAGGGCGCATCGGTAGCTGGTGGCGGCCGTACCGGCTGGCGCAGCGATCCTGGCAGGTACGGGATCGACGGGGCGCTGGCCGAGGGTGGCGCCGGATGCGAGGGCGTCTTTTTTTGCTTCGGGGGCAGCCGCGGGTAAAGCTGGCGGCGCTGATGGCTGGACCGGTCCGAGGCTCCAGTAGTCGCCGTCGCGCTTGATGAGACCGGTGCGCAGTGCGGTTCTAAGGTAGGCCGATGGGTGGTCGCCGGGGCGCAGGCCGATGTCGATACGCAGTTGGCCGGTCGAGAGCGTGCCGTGCCGGGTGAGGCAGGCGATCGCGCGGTCGACCTTGGTTCCCGCGTACGCCGGAACGTTGCTCGTAGCCGGCGCTGCTGACGCAGCAGCTGGTGCAGCGGTCGGTGCTGGCGTCGGTGCTGGCGTCGGTGCTGGCGTCGGTGCTGGCGTCGGTGCTGGCGTCGCTGCAGGCGTCGCTGCTGGCGTCGGCGCTGCTGTCGGCGCAGGTCCGGGCGTTGCTCTTGGCACGAAGGTGGGCACGGCAGGGAACGTGGCGCGGCTGGTGGTAGCCATGATGGCGCGGCCCAGCTCGCCTGCCTTGAACTGCTCGCTCAGCTCGTAGGCCATCGCCGGGCGACCGTTGGGGCCGGTAACTTCGTGTTCGATCACGTTGCCGGCCACCAAGTGCGGGCGCAGCTGGCGGTCCACTTCATCAAGCGCGACGTCGAGGCGGTCGGCCAGCTGGGAGGTGCGTTGCATCGGGTGGTGAGCGATCACCTTGAGGATGAGCTGGGTCATGGTGTTTTCCGGTGGGATGGGTTAGCGGCGCAAGTTGGCGGCGGCAATCGCCTTGTCCAGCTCGTCGTGGAAGTGGCCGTAGAAACGCTGATCGACCGTCGCCTGGCCGACCTCGAAAAACTTCAGGCGCGGTTTGTACTGGACGGCCGGGACGAAGATGAAGACCGGGCGCACCGCGGTCCCGTGCGCGAAACGGCGCTTCAGGTAGATGCCCGGCTTCAGGCCGCGGCGGGTGGTGGGCAGCGCGAAGTAGGTCACGCCCTGGCGCGCGATCGCGCGGTTCGACCGGGCGCTGCCGGTGGCGCGCGACTGGTAGCCGGCGCCGGCCTGCAGCTTGAGCTGCGACAGGATCTGGGTGATCTGGCTGCGCTTGACGTTGCCGTTGGCGTCGAGCTGGGCGCCTGCGGCCGGGACCGCGCGCCAGCCCGCCTGCATCAGGCCGGCCCGCTCGAGCATGCGCTCCATGCCTTTCTGCCCGCGCGCGCCGCCGTAGATCTGCGGCAGCAGGAAGCGGTCGGCCGGCGTGCCCTTGCCGAACGGGTTGTCCTTGACCCAGACGCGCGCCTCGAGGTCGGCCTTGGTGGCCGGCTTCAGGAACGTCCCGTTCAAGGCATAGCTGGTCGGCCGGTCGAAGGCGCGCTGCATCTCGGTCCTGATCGCGGCCTGCACATCCTTCATCGTGCGGGTCAGGGAGACGGCCGCCACGAACGGCGCCTGCCTGCCCAGTTCACCTAGGCGGCGCGCCACATCCGGGAAATTCGTCTTGATACTCACCCTCATCATCCTCTCCCCCTTCCTTGGCTTGTCCTAATGTCCCAATGTCCTAATGAAAAAAATAATGGTGTACGCACATGCGTGCGTATGCGCGCCCCCGCACCCGCTTGCGCGCCCCGCGCACCTGTGCTCATACGCACGCATGTGAGGCGACGTTGGGACATTGGGACGTTGGGACATTGGGACGAAACATGCTTTCCCTCTCTGTCCCAATGCCGTCCCATTTGAACGGACAGCTGGGACATGGCAACATGAATGTCAGAGCGGACCATCTGCGTCTCCATTGGCTGGCGCGGCGCCACTGGTTTCTGGCCGCTGGTAAAGCCAGTCGCGCTTGCCGTCGACTCCAACCTTCGTGTCCCTCTTGCGCTTCCACCCGATCTCGGACATGCAGCGGCCCACGCGCTGCTGCTCGGGCCTGGACCACTTCGCCACGTCCAGCTTGAGCGCGTTGCCGAGGATGTCCGCCATCGTGGTCTGGCTTTTTCCGATCAAATATTCCTTGATCAGGCGGATGTACTCGTCGCCCACGTAGCGCGCGTCCTGCTCTTCTTCGAACATCGCGCGTTCCGGCGCTGTCGGCCACCATTCCTCGCCGGCCCGGAACCGGTGCACCGCTTCTGCCCAGATCTGGTCGCGCGCCTGTTTCAGCCCTTCGAGGTCGATCTGGACGGCGCGTACCGGCCAGTAACGGCGGTTGCCGGTGTCGTCCTTCAGGTAGGCGTCGCTGTTGGTGGTGCCGGCGAACACCTGCTGGCGCGGCACGTCGCTCGCGCGCTTGCCGTAGAAGTTGCGGTAGCGGTCGATGTACTGGCCGAAGAACAGCTTCGCGCCGGTTGACTCGGCCTTGTTGAAGCTGTCCAGCTCGGCCAGCTCGATGATCCACTTGCCCCGGATGACCGCATAGGCATCCTTGTCGCCCAGCTTGAACGGCGCGTCGGTGAACCAGTCGCCCCCCAGCACTTTCAGGGCCGTCGACTTGTACAGGCCCTGCTCGCCTTCCAGGATGAGCACGTTGTCGGCCTTGCAGCCCGGCTTGTAGATCCGGGCCACTGCCGAGATCAGCCACTTCCGCGCCACTGCGCGCACGTACGGCGTGTCCTCGGCGCCCAGGTAGCTGACCAGCCAGTGGTCAAGCCGCGGCACCTCGTCCCACACCAGTGGGTCGAGGTAGCCACGCACCACGTGGTACATGTTCAGGTCCGCGATCAGTAGCACGGCGTCCATCACCACTTCCTTGCGCGGCTGGAAGCCGTACTTCTGCTGCATCCAGAGCGTGCAGCGCAGATCGTCCATATCGGAGTACTCGCCGGCCTTGCCTCCGGCGAAGGGCGGTGCCTTCAGCTTGACCACCTGGCCGCTGAATTCGTCGTACGCGAGCACGCCCGACCAGTCCTTGTGGTTGCTGAGAATGAGGAACACATTGGCCAGCGAGGGCAGGATCCCGCCCTTGTCGCTGCGCGCGAGCCCATCTTCCCACCTGAGGTGATCGGCGCCAGCGGGCTGGCCGTCGCCGTTGCCAGCCCACGCCGGCGGTGCTTCCTCCGCGCCCCCAGCGGCAGCGGGCGCCGCGGCGGCGCGCTTTCGCTTTCGCTGCTGCAGGTCGACCACGTTGCCAGCTGGCTTGAGCAGCTGGCGCTCGCCCGATGGCCCCATGGGCGACACCAGGCCGTTCAGTTCCATGCGCTCGACCAGGCGCGCCGCCCGGTTATAGCCGACCTTCAGGTGCCGCTGCACCAGCGAGATCGACACCCGGGACTCCGCGCATACGACCTTGACCGCAGCGTCGTACAGGGGGTCGTCCGCATGCGCGGCGATCACCGGATCAGTATCGCCGCCGGCAGCAGGTTCAGGCGCGGGCTGCAGCGCGCGCAGGATCGCGGCGGCCAGCTGCTCGCGGCACTGGTCCAGCGATTCCTCGCAGTGCAGATCGTTGAAGTCGGTCCACTTGTTGTCGCCCCGGTCCGCAAACCGCGGCCACGTCACTGAGGCATTGCCGACGGCGACGGCAGCTGCAGTGGCGCTGGCGATGCCGGCGTTCTCGAATTTGCGCGTGGCAATGCGGCGGCCGCTGCGCACTTCGGCCAGGACGTAGGGTACGCCCCCGCTATCCTTGCACCACGACGCGGTCACGCGCACCGGCATACCGTCGGCTGCTTTCAGCGTGCGCTCGGCGCCGTCCACAGGGACCACGTCGGCAACCTTGTACTTGTCGAGCAGCCAGTCGTGCAGGCGCCGCTCGAGCTGGTAGTCGTCGTCGGCGCAGAAAAGGATATGCGTGTCCGGATGGCGCGCGCGCGCCATCCGGGCAACGTGAATCAGGTTGCCGGCATCGAAGGCGACATAACCGCCGATGGCGCCGTCGGTCGCCATGCTGACCGAGCGCGCGGTCGCATACCCTTCGCCAAGGAACAACAGCGCGTCGTCGGCGCCGACCTTGCCGATCGGGCAGCATGCGCCCTGCTTGGCCATGCCGGTGTTGAACCGTTTCTCGCCGTCTGGCGCGATCTTCTGAAGGCCGACCAGCTGCGGGCCGGCCTCGCCGAACACGACTGCGGGTATCAGGACCACGCCGTCCGCGCCGAAACGTACGGCCGGGGCGCTGATCTTCTTGCGCTCGATATAGGCCGAGCTGCCCTCGCGCGCTGCCGCGCCCCATTGGAAGTGCGCGCGCCGCGCCGCGGCGGCGGCCTTGCGGGCGTCCCGTTCGGCCGCCTTGCGCTCCTCGTCCTGGCGCTTGGCCTCGGCGGCGGTTCTCTCTTCGGCGCTAACGCCCTTCCAGTCCATCTGGACGCGGATCGTGTTGGGCTCCGCCCCGTGCCAGATGCCGAAGGAACCGGTGATCATGATCTCGCCGGAATTGAGCGCGAACTCCTGCAGCTTGTACCAGGCCTTCTTCTTCGGCCCGAAACGGTGGATCTTTCCATCTCGTTCAGGATGCCCTGCCGGCAGGTCCGGCATGTCCTCATCCCGCATCTGTTGCAAGACCTGGTCAAGGGTTGCCATGTGCCTCCCGGGGCGCGTTGGCGGGCGGGTGCGTCAACACCCACTCGTCGCGCACCTTCTGTTCTACTGTCGCGATGAACTCGGGGCGATGGTGCTTGCGCATCAGGTCGAGGAACCGGTGCCGGTCAGCCTTCCCCGGCATCCGGCAAATATGCCGCGCGAGGCAGGCCAGCTGCCATTCCGGGGAACAGGTGTCAGCGAGGTGGGTTGCCGTCACTCGACCTCCCCTCGGTTCGTGCGCTCAAGCGCGGCATGCTGCTGCTGCAGGTGCGCGAGGATCCGGCCCTTCTCTTCTGGCGATCGCGATCGTGCCGCTTGACCCGCGCACGATTGATCTTGCTCAGTCGTAGCGTGTGGACAAAGTGTTAGAATTTTCTTATTGGTGGGGGGCTTCATGCTAGAAATCCGCAGGCGTTGGTCGGAGTGACAAGGGCGCCTCATGCCTTATTTCTCGGCCATGCCGGCTAAGCGCGCCACCATCCCCTCGAGGGCCCCCTCGAGTCGCTTGACCGCATCGCGCACCTTGTCGAGCTCGCCCGGTGTGATCCGGCCGTCTTCCAGCGCCTGGTTCACCTCGGCGCCAACTTGCCCATTGGTGGTCCAGATCCGGGCAATCATTTCCAGCACCGCCTGGTCGGAGGCGGCACCGTCCTCCTCTATCCGAATGCACACGTGGCCATGATTTTGGGCCAGCGCGTGCAACACACCGTGGTCGCCTGTGATCCCCATGGCCTGGTCGACATCGTCCAGCGTGGGCCGGTTGTACGAGTGGTTCGGATTGGCCTTGTTGCGCAGCACTGCTGCCGACATCCCCATCCGGACAGCAAGGGCATCCACCCCACCAGGGGCACCGTGCACAGTTCGATGAAACGCGTCTTTAGGGTTCATTCGCCAGCTCGCAAAAAGAATGTATTCAAGGTCAACGGAAAGACGGAAACTTTGCAAAACAACGACAGGGGCACGAAATGCACGCACACGATCCAGCTTTGTTATGCCCGCTCAGCCCGCGCCGGACCGATCCGAGGCATCCTGCCCGATCCCGGCCGCGGCCTGGCCCCAGATATCAGGCCGCAGCTCGCACAAGGTCAGCCGCGCGTCGGCCGAATGCAACGCGCGGCATAGCTTGGGGGAGGCGCGCCGGTGTCCGCCACCGATGAGGTAGAGGTAGCCGACCGAGGTTCCGGCCGTATCCGCGAGCGCCTGGCGCTCCTCGGGGGCGGCCTGTTTCAGGTAAGTTGCCATGTCCATGCGCCGACTTTACCAAAAAGATAAACATAGCGCAAGCAAAGCTTACCTTTTTGATTCTTTATCTTTTTGCTAAAACCAGAGATCATCCCGCCAATGAAGCGAGAAGACTTACGACGAGAGAATGCGCGCGCCCTGGCGCAGAGCGCTGGCGGCCCGGCCGAGTTCGGCCGGAAGACCGGCATGGACAATTCGCAGGTGAGTCAGCTGATCGGGAAGACGCCGAAGAAGAATATCGGCAACATCATCGCGCGCCGGATCGAAGAGGCGTTCGCGCTGCCGGCCGGCGCACTCGACCTGCCGGTCGAGGAGGAAGCCAGGCCAAGCGTGGAGCCGGCCAGCCCGGCGCGCGAAGCGGAGTTCCAGCTGCACTGGCTGAACCGGCAGGAGGCCGAGCACCTGGCCGAGTTCCGGGCACTGACCGAGCGCAGCAAGAAGACCTTAAGGCTGATGCTGAGAAACCTTGAGCGGCAAGAGCGGCCGCTCGGCGCTGTGGACCAGTCGTAACCCGGGGCGCCGCACGAAGTCCTGTTCCGCCGCGAGGTCGTGCATGATGGAAGTCATTTCTTGTTGCGACTGATCGTCCAATTTCCGGAAATCTTCGAGCAGCTGGCGTTCGTTGTCTTTCATAGATGCCTAATAACCGTGAAGTCAGTACAATATAGCCCGTAGGAAACGTCCTACGAATTCCAGAACAGACCGGTGTTTCGCTCCTATATCTAGAACGAAAAGTAACAAAACTATCAAAGAGTGCTTTCAGTTTGAAGGCAAAGTTTCCGCTAATATAGGCCTACGTGAAAAAATCGGGCGATGAGGATACCGCCCGCGCAAGAAACCAAGCAGCGCAACTATGTGAAAACGGCCGTCCGGCTGCCCGAGGCGCTGCGCGACGAACTGCAGGACGCCGCGCTCAGGAACGGCCGCTCGATGAACGCCGAAATACTGGCGCGGCTGCACATGGCCCAGCTCGAGGAAATCAAGCAGCAGAACGTGGAAATCAAGGCGATGCTGCGCGCCGTGCTCGACAAGTTGTAGTCGGCCGGGCGCCAGTTGCCCACACCAGGGAGATCAGGATGGCGTTAATGCAATGCCCGAGTTGCGAACATGGCGTGTCAAAGCTGGCGCGCACCTGCCCGCAGTGCGGCCACCCGTTTGCCGTTGAACAGGCCCCGCGCACGATCGAGCAGACCTCGAAGCGATTCAAGGGCGGCCAGCTGCTCGGCCTGGCCCTGATCGGGCTCGGCTTCCTGGTGCTGTTCGCGGGCCGCTCCAGCAACGGCGGTGCCGGCGCGGTCGACCGCGGCGCGCCGCTGCTGGGCCTGGGCGTGCTGGTGTACCTGGCGGCGCGCCTGGGCGCCTGGTGGCGCAACGGCTAGCCCGGATCCCGCCCTCCCCCCCAAAAAAACCCGCCGTGCGCGGGTTTTCTTTTGCCTGCACGGTCCCTGATGGCCCGCTTCCCATGGTCCACCGCGACCTGGCGCCGCCCCACGCGACGCGAATTAATCTTTTTGGTAAATAAAGCTTGACCTGAAATTTATCTTTTTGGTAAAGTGCCTTACGCCCGCAGGAAACGCGGCAGGAGAGCACATGAAGCCATATCTGATTACCGTTCGCACCGCCAGCGCCTGCATCACTTACACGGCCCTGGCCAGTTCCAGCGCCCAGGCCGCGCTCGACGCGGTTGACACGTGTGCCCCCGCGCCGTGCGGGATCACCGTTCACCCCACCGCTTGAGGCGACCATGCTCATGCCAACTGTGTGCCGGGAATGGAACGGGATCCACATCGTGGGCCAGCAGATCGGCCTGCGCGTGCATCCCCGCGCCGAAGGGACGATCCACGTGGACGTGATCGCGGGCGCGGAAATAACGGGGTTTGCCCGGGGGTGCATGGTGTCGGGTGACGAACGCCTGGAGTTCGCCCCGGGCGATATCAGCGTGCACGACACGCGCCTGGAGTGCTTTTCGGCCGACAGCCTGGTGCCATTCCTACGCAAGGGCTTCACCCTCGACCTCGAGCCAGGGATGGCGCAAGTGTTGCGCAGCTGGCTGCCGAAGATCTTCCGGGTGGCCGCAGCGGCGAAGGCGGTCGCTGACATTTTCAGCGAACAGCTGCCGCCGCCGATTTATCACATGCTCGATGCGATCACAGCAGTCGTCGATCGCATCGTTAACGGCGGTTTCACCGTCGACCACTCGGTCGCATACGAACGCAGCGATGGCGTGTGGCGCGAGAACCACGCGTTCATGCGCCTTTTCGACAACGAGCGGGTGCGGCAGGAGCTGGACGCACTGGTCCAGCCAGCGCTGGCGCCGGAGCTGGCGAGGTAGGCCATGCCGCGCATCCAGCCAGACCGCGCCGCGCTCGAAGTCGCCCACCTGCGGCTGCGCACGACGGCGCCGCTGGAGGAGATGCTGAAAGACCCCAGCCTCAGGATCGTTCTCGAGGCGGTCGCCCGCCGGCACATGCAGCGCCGGGAACGGGCCGATGTGAAGAAGCTGCAAGCAAACGACATCGACTGACGCCACCGGCAACAGCCGATTTTCATAATAAAAGGGAGTCTCATGTTCAAACCTCTTCACGCGCTCGCCCAACGTGCGACGCTGATGATCGTGATCACCGCCGAAGGCCCCGAGCTGCTGCGCGTGAACATCACGCCGGTCCAGACCAACGACAAGACCAAGGCGCACGAGCTGCGCCCGCTGTCGCTGGTGGGCAGCCCCGAGGAGCTCGACGCCGACTTCGCCGAGGCGGCCGCCATCTGGCAGGCGCCCAAGCGTTCGCTGCTCGACCAGGCCCGCGACGCGGCCACCGATGACGACAAGGAGACCGGCGCCACCTCGGGCGGTGCGAAGGCCCGGGCGCCAAGCCAGAAGAAGCCAGCAGCCAAGGCAGCGACCCGCAGTGCCGCCGCCGATACCGCCGCCGCCGCGGTTGCAGCCGCGCCCGGCGAAGCTGCTGCCACCGACGACACCGCGGCCGTTGCTGGCGCCGCACTGACCGATGGCGCCCTGATGGCCAATGCGCCGGATGTCGCGCTGCCGCAAGCCAACGACACGGCCGTGCTCGGCACCGCACAGGCCGCGCCCGACGCCGGAACTGACGCCGGAACTGACGCCATGGCGGCGCCAGGCGATGCCCAATTCGCCGAAGGGACGGCCAGCAACGAGCCGGGCGCCACGCAGGCGCCTGAATCGCCCGAGGCAGCGGTCGCGCTGCAGCCAATCGCTGCACCTGCCGCAGCCGCTGACGAGACCGCGGCCAGCGCGCCGGCTGGCGAACCCGTGCCGGGCGCCACCGAAGCCGCCGGCGATGCCTTCGCCCTCGATCTTTTCTGACCGGAGCCACCATGGACATCAACCAACTGACACGCGAGTTCCGCTACAACGGCGTGGTGCTGGCCGACCCGAACAGCGGCTTCACGCTGACCCAGGTGCGCGACTTCTACGCCAACGTGTACCCCGAGATCGTCAGCGCCGACATCGAGGGCCCCGAGCAGCTGGGCGCCAAGGTCGTGTACACCTTCCGCCGGGCGGTCGGCACCAAGGGCGGCGCGCGCTTTGCCAACTACGTCTTCGTGAGTGGCTCCGCCTTCTGCCTGGCGCCGGAGCTCGGCAACCGTCGCTTCGTCGCGTTGATGACGACGCCGGCGCCATCCGACGCCGAGCTGCCAAAGCTGGCCGGCGACCTGGTGGCCACGCTCGGGGCGAACTGGCTGCTGGCGGGCGACGCCCAGTTCGTCAAGGACGTGGACGAGGCGCTGCGCGACGTCGGCCCGTGCGCTGTTTCCGCAGCCTCCCGCGAGCGCCTGGCCGAGCTGCACCACGAGTACTGCGAAGCGCAGGTTGCCTGACATGCTGACCCGTGAAACCGCCCTGCAGCGCCTGCGCACCACGGGCACGCTGTCGACCAGCGCGCGCTCGCGGACCGCCGTCACCAGCGAGCAGGCCAGGGACCCGGTCGCGCTCGCCGTGGCGCGTATCGTCGCAGCCAACCGGGCCGCTACCGCCGCGCGCTGCCTGGCGCCGTCCGTCAACCACCTGGTGCTGCCATGATCGGCTATCCGCAACTGGGCGCCATGGCGCTGCCGCACCTGGCGCCATCGATCCCGCTCGAGCTGCACATCCCGGGCGAAAACGCGCTCGCCGTGCCATTGGCGATCGCGTTGCTCGAGGCCGGCGTGATCACCGACGCCATGCTCAGGCCGGGCCCGAATGCCACGCTGGTCGAGGTGCTGGGCGAGCCGGACGAGCGCGAAATGTCGATGGTGGCGCTGTCGCGCTGGTGGGCAGGCCTGATCAAGCGGCATTCGTGCGCGTTTTTCCGCTGGCATCTGCACGTTCAGCAGCTGATCGGCACCGGTCACAACTACGACGACGCGACCACGGCCTGGTTCTGCTTCACGCGCTACTCGCGGGGGGGCCTTATACCCCGCTTCTCGCTGGCGCGGCGCACCGAGCAGCTCGAGGCGGTGCTGGAAGGCTTCGGGCAAACGGTGCTGGCGGTCCTGTACGACGCGACGCTGCTGCTGCCCGATTCGCTCAACCCCTGGCTGGCGCAAGACCTGGTGCAATGGCTGCACTGGGATGACTCGGAAACGGACGAGGAGCTGCTCGAGAATCACCGCAACATGAACGGCTACGCGACGGTGCAGGAAGTGCTCGACAACGACGTTGTGATCACGCGCGCCGCCTTCTATGCAGACATGCCCCGCTGGGTGACCCGCCCCGAACGAGTCGCGTCGAGAGAGCAAATTGTGCGCGCTGCGCGCGAGGGATTTGGGAAAAGCGTGGTCGCCGCTTGCGATGCCATCGCCGAACTGGTCAACCGCCCCGACTTCGTCTTGCGCTCGGAAGACAAGGGCGTGCACCGCTGCGGCCTCGATTCAGTGGATGGGTCGATGGTATTGCTCTGGAAGGAAAACGACGCCATCGGCCAGGTCATCGACGAGGCGCTCAACATGTTCGGTGAAAGTGGGGAGTACTCCGAGTTCATCGATGCCAACCCGGTCCCGATGACGGCCGAGGGCGTGCGCGACTTCCAGCTAAAGACCCGCCAGATGATGCAGCTCGCCGTCCTGACCGAAAAGCTGGTGCTACTCATCGGAGACCCCATATGACGCATCTCGTCAACATCCTCAGCGCCGGCGAAACCACGCTTGACCTGGTCAGCGCGCTGTTGCTGTACCAGTCCAGAGACGGCCATGTCTACGCGACGACCCACCCGATCAACCTCGACGCCGACCAGCCGCACCGCAAGATCATCGGCGCCGGCGTGCCGCTGACGAAAACCGGCTTGGCCGCGTTCGCCCAGGCGGTCAGCACGGCCACCGCGTTTTCGGGCTTCCTGCCGGCCAACCTGCTGTACACGTCGCCCAACCTGATCGCCTGGTGGACGCCGGCAGCCATCCGCACCACCTGGTTCAAATCGAACGACCCAGCCTTACTGACCGGCCACGGCGCGGCGGCGCATCCGCCACTGGTGTTCGTCGCCGTGCCGGACGACTGGTACGTGTTCGCGCTGCGCAAGGACGAGCGGCCGGCGCCGGGCACCCGCCTGTGCCACTCGCCCCATTTCAACGTGTGGGATGGCGGCCGCATCTGCACCGGCAATGTCGATCTGCCGGCGGCGGTCGACGCAGCTGCCATCACCCGCTACGAGGAGGCGTTCTTCCGCAGCCACTTCACCCACCCCAACCGGAAGAAGGCGGTCAAGTACAAGGGCGGCATGAAACAGCTTTGGCGCGACCAGCTCGCGCACCCCAACCCGGAGGCGACGCGCCGCGCTTTGGTCACGTCCGATGAAACCCTGCAGGCAGCGATCGCGCGGATCGCGGCGGCATCCCAAAAACAACGCTAACAAAGGATCCATATGAACGGCCAGGAGATCACCATGAAATTCGACCAACTGCTGGAGCTGCAGCGTGCAGCGTTCGAGCAGTTCGTCGCCGCCACCGACGCCGCCCTGCGCACCCAGCGGCCGATGCCGATCGCGCTCGACGAGGAAAACATCGATCCGGACAAGCTGCAGCTGGACCTGGCCCAGTTTGCCGCCGCACCGGTCGCGGCGGTACCGCGCCACAGCGAGTTCTTCCCGCTGCAGGACAGCGGCCACCGCTTCCTGCTGGCGGACGATGGCCTGTACCTCGAGGTGCGGCGGCCGTGGCTGCATGTCATCCGCCGGCTGGCCGAGCAAAACGCGGTCGCCATGCCATACGGGCACATTGAACCGCGCACCGACCTGGCGTTCGGCCGCCTCGGCGACGCACTCGACCTGTTCCGCAAATTTGCCGAGCATGCCCGAGCAGAGGCGCCCAACGAGACGGCCTGCGCGCTGGCGTGGGACGCCGAACTGAAGGAACTGATCTACGTGTCGGTCACGGTACAGGACAGCACGCCTTCATCGCTACGCTACGAACTGCCGGCGCTCAGGGTCGATGGCCCGTTGTCGTACGCCTTCGACCTGCACAGCCATGGCCAGCTGCCGGCGTTCTTCAGCGACACCGATAACCGCGACGATGCCGGCAGCGTCAAGATCGCCGGTGTCTTTGGCAACCTCGACCAGCCGGTACCGACGGTGGCGTTCCGCCTGTGCGTGCTCGGGCTGTACATCCCGATCAACGTGCCGGCCGAGAAGATCTTCGGGTGAGCGGGCGATGCCACATATCACTCCTCCCTCACTGCTGCAGCGGCCCGTCGAGATCGCGCTGATCGGCTGCGGCGGCAACGGCTCGCAGATGCTGACCGGCCTCGCGCGCCTGAACCACGCGATCACGGCGCTCGGGCACCCCGGCCTGGAAGTGCGCGTGTACGACCCCGACACGGTCAGCGAGGCCAACATGGGCCGCCAGCTGTTCGGCAGTTTCGACGTCGGCTCGAGCAAGGCGCACGTCCTGGTCAACCGCATCAACGCCTTCTTCGGGCTGAACTGGGAGGCGTTCTATGGCCGCTATGAAGAGGACGGCCACTGCCCAAAAATCGCGATCGCGTGCGTGGACAGCGCGCGTGCACGCTACGAGATTGCGCACCACCTGGGCCGCCAGCGGGCCCGTTACCTGATGGACCTGGGCAACCGCGCGGCCGACGGCCAGGTAATCTTCGGCGAGCTCGGGCTCGACGATGATATCCGCCAGCTGGTCGCGCCGGCCGGCAGCGTCAGGCTCCCGAGCCCGTACACGGTCCTGCCGGAGCTGGTCGACCTGCGCGCGCCCGAGGACGACACGCCGAGCTGCGGCCTGGCCGAGGCGCTCGAGCGCCAGGAATTGTTCGTCAACCAGTCGATCGTGACGCCGGCGCTGGCCATCCTGTGGGAGTTCTTCCGCCACGGGCAGCTGACCTGGCACGGCGCCTTCGTCAACCTGAAGACGGGCAGCATGCGGCCGCTGCTCGTGCGCGAACCGCCGCCCCAGCCGGACACGGCCGCCAATTCCACCGATGACAACGAGCGGGTGTGCGCTGCCGCGTGACGCCTTTCGCCAAACCCAGGAGATTCCCATGAAACGACTGCTTCGCAACCTCCGGCTGCTGCGCGCCACCATCGCCAGCGCCTTCCTCGGCCGCGACCACCACCGGCCGGTCAGCTTCCACAACATCCAGACCTTGCTGCTGCACCTGTGCGATTACGACGAGGCGGCCTGCCACTGGGTGATGTGCTGGCTGGCCTACCCGCTGCGCAATCCGGGCGCCAAGATGGCGATGGGGATCGTGGTCAACGGCGAAGGCGGCACCGGCAAGAGCGTGTTCTTCCACCATGTGGCTGCCGGCCTGTACCGCGACGACAGCGCGCGCGTGATCAATGCCAGGCAGCTGCACGACGTGTTCACCCGCTGGGCCGATGGCGCCGGCCTGGTGGTGGTGGACGGCACGTTCTCGAAGAAGAACGCCACGCGCCTGAAAAGCCTGATCAGCGCCGTGTCGGTGCCGATCACCACCAAGGGCAGGCGCGACCGCACCATCGACAACCGCATGAATTTCGTGTTCCTGTCGACCTCGACCGAATTCCTTCCCGTGCTCGAGACCGACCGGCGCCTGTTCGTGCTCGAGGTACCGCCGCGCCACACCGACCTGTTCTACCGGGCGGTGATGTACGAGATCCAGGACGGCGGGCTCGAGGCGTTCCGCGACTACCTGCTGCACGGCCTCGACATGGGTAGCTTCAACGAGACCACGCGCCCGCCGGCCGCCCCGGCCCAGCACGCCTTGCGCGAGGTGGCGTAATGGCTAACGCTCAAGCGGCACTCGGGTCGGTGCGCAGCCTGGTCGAGAACGACGGGCACGCCGCCGAGCACCAGACCCTGGGCCAGTACCGCCGCGCGGTGCTGGCCCATCTCGACCAGGTGGCAGCGACCATCAGCGAACCAACCGGAGAACCTGCCATGCAAATCATGCAACCCATCGGCCGGACCACCCCGGCCAGCTACGACGAGCAGGCGCTCGCGGGCCTCGGCGAGGTGGCCATCGCTGCCGCCCAGTCGCACCCCGACCTGTGCTCGGGCATCGTCGCGCAGCTGGCGCCGGACGCGCTCACTGTGCTGGCCAGCGAGCAGTACGAGCACGCGATCCTGACGAAGTCCGGCCACTTCTTCAGCTTCGCGGCGCCGGAAAAGTGCGTGTTCGACATCGAGGACATCGCCCATGCCCTGGCCAACGAGTGCCGCTTCGGTGGCCACGTGCAGCATTTCTACTCGGTCGCCCAGCACTCGCTGCTGGTGAGCCAGATCGTGCCGCCTGCGGACGCACTGGCGGGCCTGCTGCACGACGCGGCCGAGGCGTTCCTGAAGGACGTCCCGAAGCCGCTCAAGCGGCTGCTGCCGGACTATGCGGTGATCGAGCGCCGGGTCGAGGCGGAGGTGTTCGCACGCTTCGGCCTGCCGGCCACCCTGCCGGCGTCGGTCAAGCGCGCCGACCAGGTGCTGCTGGCCACCGAGCGGCGCGACCTGCAGGCGGCGCCGGCAGCGCTGGTCGTCAGCGCCGGGGTCGAGCCGCTGTCGACCCGGATCTTCCCGATGTCGCCGGCGCTGGCCAAGCGGATGTTCCTGCAGCGCTACCATGAGTTGACCGGCCAACTGGTCAAGGCATCTACCGCTGCACCCGAGGCTGCTGCAAGCGAAGGAGGTGTGTGATGGGCTGGAGTATTGGAGAAAGCGATGGCCGGGATGTGGGGTATGGCGTGCCAGCGTACTGTGATCACCCGGGCTGCGGGAAAGAGATTGATCGGGGCCTGGGCTACATCTGCGGCGGGGAGCCTGCCGGTGGCGATCATGGCTGCGGGCTGTTCTTCTGCGGCGATCATCTGGCGGGCAGTCACTGCCAGTGTGAACGCTGCATGAAGGGTAAGGCCCCGTTCGATGCGACGCCTGACCATCCTGACTGGATCAATCACAAGCTCATCGACGAAAGCTGGCAGCGGTGGCGCGACGAGAATCCGGCAGAAGTCGAGCGGCTTCGCACGGTTAGCCAGCACAGCCAGAAAGATGGTGCACCATGAAAGAACGCCCCATCCTTTTCAGCGCGCCGATGGTGCGCGCACTGCTCGACGGCAGCAAGACGCAGACGCGGCGGGTCGTGAAGCTGCCGGCGTACATCGACGAGCCGATCAGTTCGGGTTTCTACCATCCGACGGTTACCGGCCGGCACGGCCAAGAGCATCCTGGCGACGAGGTCTATGGTGCCTACACCTCCGATGGCGAATGGGCCCGACCATGCCCTTACGGCCAGCCCGGCGACCGCCTGTGGGTGCGCGAGACGTGGGTATGCGACCACTTCAAAGTGCAGAGCGGCCCATATCTCGAGATTCCCGGTGCGCGCGAAGCACTTTTTTACCGCGCCGACAACGAGCATCCATTTTAGGCACCGGAGGGGAAGTTCTGGAAGCCGTCGATCCACATGCCCCGCTGGGCCAGCCGCATCCTGCTCGAAATCGTCAGCGTTCGCGTCGAGAGGCTGCAGGACATCAGCGATGCGGATGCTTGGGCTGAAGGGATCGATAAAGCCGAGGTGCTGAGCATGCCATGCGCTGACGGCGCAGTCGCTGCCTACAGCGTTCTTTGGGAGCAGATCAACGGCCCCGGCAGCTGGGACGCCAACCCGTGGGTGTGGGTGGTGGAATTCAAGCGGGAGCAGCCATGATCCGCCCCACCATCGAAACCGCCCTGGCGATGCTGTTCTCGGCCTGCGCCGCCGCGTCGGCACTGTACAGCCCCATGCTGCTGCTGGCGATCATCACCCGGCGCGACGACTGGCGCTTCGAGCTGCTCGGGCCGCAGATCGAGCGCGTGCCGTCCACGGTGCACACCTCGGTGACGCTCGCGTTCCTGCTGCTGGCTGCCGTGCTGTGTGTGAACGTGTGCGCCGGCTATCCGGAGTGGACGCGGGTCGCCAAGGGCGGCTGCGCACTCGGCGCCGTCGCCGTGGCCGGGTACTGGTTTTTCGTCGGCCCGCTGGGGCTGTGAACGTGGCCACCCCTACCCCGCCAGTACCCGTGACCCGTCATTGAAGTGAAGAATTAGGAATAGCCATGCACGAAGCACAAATGCACGTCGAAAATGAACTGGTCCGCCAGCTGGTCGACCAACTGGCGAAGCTGTCGCGGCCCGCCATTCCGGTCGAGATCGACCTGTGGGATCTCGCCATGGTCGCCGCCTACCTCAAGCGCAGCGAGGCGGTGGTGCGCGAGCGCATCGCCTGCCTGGCCGACTTCCCGAAGGCGATCCGGCCGCCATCGACCAAGTCGTCCCGGGGCCACCCGCTGTATGAGGCGCGCGAGGTGATCGCCTGGGCCCGCAAGTACAAGGACAAGAACTAGCTCCTGGCGCCGACCTCAATCGAGCAGGTCGGCCATCTTCTCCGCCGTTTCGTTGTAATAGATCTGCAGCTTGCGCAGGTCCTTGTGGCCGGTCATCCGCGCCAGGTCGAGCACATTGGGGAACTTCTTCGCGAGCCGGGTGACTGCCAGGTGGCGCGTGTCGTGGAACGTGGCGCCCTCGATGCCGGCCCGCTCCCGCGCCTTCCGGAACAGCGCGTCCAGCGTCGCCGGGCTCATCTGGAACAACGGCTGCCCATCCGCCACCGGCGGCAGCAGGCCCAGCAGCTCGAGCGCCCGCTTCGACTGCGGCACATCGCGCCGTGACCCGTTCTTCGTCACCTCCGCGCGCAGGCGCGCGCTGCGCCCCACCAGGTCGGCCGCCGTCAGGGCGCAGATCTCGCCGGCGCGCATCGCGGTCTCGATCGCATACAGGAACGCCACCGCCACGCGCTGGTAGCCAGTCGCGGCCGGCTCGGACTGCCCCAGCTCGAGCCCGCACGCGAGGCACAGCCGGGCGATCTCATCGTCGCTGTAGAGCCGCTCGCGCGGCGCCGGGTCCTGCGGCCGGCGCACGTCGGTGGTCGGGCTCTTGGCGATCCACTTCCATTCCCGCACCGCGGACGAGAACACGTGCGACAGCAGGTTCAGGTCGCGGTTGATGGACGAGCCCTTGACCTGGTCGACCTTGAGCCGGTGGTCGCGCCATTTGCCCAGCACGTCGGAGGTCAGGTCCACCAGCCGCATGTCCTGCAAGACTGCGCCGTCGATCTCGGTGCGCCCGATCGCGGCCAGCCGCAGCGCCTCCTGGCGGTGGCCGCGCTTGGTGGCGGAGACCTCTTTCTCGTAGCGCCGGAAGGCATCGTCGACGGTGCGGTGGCGCTGCACGCCTGTGGCCGCGTCCTCGCGGATCTCGGTCTCGCGCCTGGCGGCCCAGCTGACTGCCTCCGCCTTGGTCGCAAAAATCTTCGACTCGCGCGTGCTCCTGACCGCCACGTAAGCCCGCCAGCCCTTGTCCCGCTTCTCGAATGATGCCATCGCAATCCCCCCGGTAATCAGCGTGTGTAATTATGGGGTAAAAAATGGGTAACTAGGCGTTGAAAAAGGGTGGTTAATGCGGGTTTTTGTTGGTTTTGGGCATTGCAGAGAGTGACGCTAAGTGCTTGAAATAGCGAGGAAAGTGCGGGTTTGCGCTGGTTTGCTGCTAAGGCTGCTGGTGCCCGGAGCCGGGATCGTCATCGCCGTAAAATCAGGTACTTACGCGCCCCGTGCGTAAATTCTGCGTAGAAGAAACCGCCTCAGAGAATGCTGGATCGCGCGCCGCTGATCGGATTCGCGCGAAACATTTTCCGCGCGCCTTCGAACCCCCACACAAAACTGCACCGGACTTTCGTACATACGGGCTTACAATTTCCCCAGCTCATCAGGGTAGTCCCAGTCGGGGTGCTCGGTGCATGAAGCTATTCTAAAGCTGAGGGTGAAAAAATGGCAGACCATCGTGTTGGTCCCCTGACGAAGGACGACCTCCAATACCCGTACCCGGACGGACCTTCTGCGGGCGACGACCCGCGCATGCGGCGCATCCCGGACAGTGTTTTGCTCAACAGGAACGAATGGTACGAAATGCTCTATTTCATCAACAAGTTCGCCAACGACAACGCGTCGGGACGACCAGGCGTCGCGGAGAAGGCGGAGCGCTTGATCCACAAGCACCTGCCATCGGAGCTGCGCAGCCGTGAGCACGTCGCCAAATGGCTGGTCGACCACTGGGACGCCTACGGCGACTCGCCTCTCTAAAAACCTGGTCCGCAGCAGGCCCGGGTGCTGGCCCGCCGATCACCGGGCCAGCACCTGGGCCGACCACTCCTGCACATGCTCAGCCCCATCGCTTGCGCGCTCCACGCCCTTGAACAGCATCTTGTCGCCCTGCATCGTCGTCAGCCCGGCGTCGTACAGCACAGGGAACAGCGGTGCGTGCACCGAGCTGTCCGCGTCGTTCAGGTTGAGCTGCCAAGACGGCCCGACCGAGGCCAGCGTCAGCTCCCCGACCCGGCCGTCATCGGCGGCGATCTCTTGGGCGCTGCGGCGCCGGCCGCGCTCGCGCAGTTGTTTGGCTCGCACATGCATAGCGCCCGAGTGTAGCACCTTTGACCTGCGTCGACCGCCGTGCCCGCCTGCCCGGTAGCCTGTCGGCATGTACTCGCCCTCCTCCCGATTCGACCGCCCCGACCAGCGCCAGGCGCGCCTGATCGACGCGGCCCTGCTGGTGCAGCGCACCTTCGGCACGCGCGCCGCGGCCATCCTGCTGGCCGACGCCGGCATCGGTTTCCGCCTGACCGTGCGCGTGCTGTCCGAACCGTATCAGCGGCGCGGCTGGGCCATGCGCGCCTTTGCGCTGGTCCCGGCCCGCCATTGACCCCGCCCAAGTTGCCGTAAACCCAACCATGGGACCATGCCTCATCAACCAAGGAGGCACCCATGGCAATCGACGCATACCTGCAAATCGACGGCATCAAGGGCGAGTCGGCCGACAGCGCGCACCAGGGCTGGATCGAGTGCGAGTCGGTCAGCTGGTCGATCCGGCAGCCCAAGAGCGCGACCGCGTCGACGGCGGGCGGCCACACTGCCGAGCGCGCCGAGCTGTCGGACGTCAGTTTCAACAAGATCTGCGACCTGGCCTCGCCGCTGCTGGCCCAGTACTGCGCCATGGGCAAGACGATGCCGAAGGCCAGGTTCGAGTTCTTCCGGGCGGACGGCAATGGCGAGCGGGTGAAGTACTACGAGGTCGAGCTCGAGAACGTGCTGATCGGCCATGTGGCGCAAGGCGTGGCGGCGGGCGGGATGGTCGACGGCGTCGGCCTGAAGTTCTCAAAAATTAAGTGGAAGTACACCCAGCAGCGGATCGTGGGCGGCGCCGGCGGCAACACGGCCGGCGGCTGGGACCTGGCCACCAACCGGGTGGCCTGATGGGCGCGCCGCTGCTGCCGGCCCTGCTGCCGGCCCTGCTGCTGGCCCTGACGCTGCCGGTGTCCGCCGCCCCGCCCGCCCCGCCCGCGCCGCCGTGGCGCACCGGCGCCCAGCTGCTGCACCAGCTGCGCAGCCCGGCCGAGGCGGCGCAGGCGGTGTCCTACCTGCAGGGCGTGGTCGACGCCACGGCCGACCGCGACTGGTGCTACAGCCGCACCCGGCCCAGCAGCGCGGCGCTGCAGGCGGCCGTCACCGATGCTATCGAAACGGCGCCCCCGGCGCTGGCCGCTGGCAGCGCTGGCGCGATCGCGCTCGCGGCTTGGCGCCATGCCTGGCCGTGCGCGGGCAGCGGGTGCTGCCATGCATAAGCCGCCGTACGCGCTGTTGCGCAGCAAGTACCCGGACCGGAGGTCGGTGACGACCGAGGAACTGTATCGCTGGATCGGGCATGCGGCCCTGTACACGACGCCGGGCTGGGAAAACACCTGCGGGATCCGGATGAGCCTGGCGCTGGTGCGGTGCGGCGTGCACATCATGCCGGCGCGGCTGCGGGTGGCCGCCGGCGAATGCAAGGGCCTGGTCCTGGAACCGGGACAGGCCAACGTGGCGCGCTTCCTGGTGCGCGCGTGGGGCGCGCCGGAAAAGTACCCCGGCGGCCCGGCGGCCGCGCAGGGGATCGACGGCAGGCGCGGCGTGATCAGCTTCTACCACCTGTGGGGCGCGACCGACCGCCAGGGCCATATCGACCTGGTGGCGCCCGACACGATCAACCAGCTGGCGTGCGAGGAGGACTGCTACTGGTGGTCCACCGAGGTCTGGTTCTGGCCGCTCAAATAGCCAGCCAGGAAGCGGCTTGCTAAAAGAGCCCTACCGGATCCTCCGAACGGTCCCAACTGTAGATGATCACCTCGGATCGATCGACCGTCTTTCCAGGGCCGCCGACGATATACGAGATCGGGACCGTATCCATCTGGAACGCGGCGAAAATCCTACGGATGGCTGGATGGTCGTTCAGGCTCACGATCGCCTTGCCCTGTATCCTGGCCATCAACTCGGCCATCTTTTCATACTCCGCCATGCCAAAATCGACCCCATAGCCTTCGGTCTCCCAATACGGCGGGTCGAGGTAAAACAGGGTGTGGGGACGATCGTAGCGCTCGATAAGCTTGTACCAGTCCATGTTTTCGATGTACGTACCAGCCAGGCGCAAGTGGGCGGCCGAGAGGTTTTCCTCGATGCGCAGCAAATTCACCGGCGGGGTGGTCGTGGCGGTCCCCCAGTTTTGCCCATCGACCTTGCCACCAAATGCCTGCTGCTGCAGATAGAAAAACCGGACCGCGCGCTGAATGTCGGTCAGGGTATCGGGTGGCGTGATCTGGTGCCACTTGAACACTTCCCTGCTCGACAAGGCGAACTTAAAGTGTCGCACAAACTCCTCGAGGTGGTTCTGAACCACCCGATATAGTCGGACCAGCTCACCATTGATGTCGTTGATCACCTCGACCTCGGCCGGTGGGCGCATGAAGTACAGCGCCGCGCCGCCCGCGAACACCTCGACGTAGCACTTGTGAGGCGGGAACTGCGGGATCAGGTGATCAGCGAGGCGGCGCTTGCCGCCCATCCAGGGAATGATAGGTATTGCCATTAGTAAACCTTTTACGAATTCATGCTAGACTTTGCCTGCCCCCCGGGGGTGGCAGAGCCCTAGCTTGGTTTACTGGCATCTCAGTGAATCGAGGCCGGCTTCGGTTGTTGACGCAATCGAGGCCGGCGCCCTGTCTTTTACTGCGGGTTGCTTACTTCTCGCTCTGCCCAGTCACCTGCCCGGCCATTCACCGCTAGCTGCTGTCCGGCGTAGAACGTGCGCCATCCGAGGGCTTGCGCGCGCCAGGCGCGGCAGCTGGTGGCGTTGCCGGTTTCGTTGGCGGCGACGACGCTGGGCGGAACGGCGGCGGGTTCGCGGTCAGAATCGGCGGCGGGTCCAACAGGGTCACCTGACCAGGCGGCGTCGAGGATGCGCACGAAGCCAGCAGGCAGAGGCAGGCGGCGGTCGACATCCGCCGTAAGCACGGCGGGAATGCGGTTTTCAATTTGTTCACCTTGGACGTAGATTTTCTGGATGCGGTCGCGGTACTGGATTTCCACCTGCGTGACCACCTGCACCTCGCGCTTGACGATGAAGGCCGTGTGCGCGGCCTGCTGCGCCACGTAGTCGGCCATCGCGTCGGCGCCGCGCCGCGCTTCCTGCAGCCGGCCAAGGCCGTACACGGCGACCAGCAGCGCGCCGAGCGCGGCCCACTTCACCCACCACGGCAGCACCAGCGCCCGGGCCTGCGCCAGCAGCGCGTTCAAGCCAGCACCTGCAGCGCGCGCTGGGTCAGTGCCACGCGCTGGGCCAGCCCGTTGGGGCCGCCATTGACGGCCCGGCTGAGCAGTTCGATCTTGCCGGCGTCGGCCAGCAGGTTCAGGTTGATGCCGGCCGGGTTGCCCTGCGCCCAGAACCAGGCGAACGCGAGGCAGCCCGTTTCCGGCTGCGCCACCAGGTCGGGATGGTTGACCAGGTCCAGGCCCAGCGCCGCGCCGCAGCGCGTGTAGTTATCCTTTCCGGTCAGCTGCCCGGGCCCGCGGCCACGGTAGCGCCAGCCGTCGCCGGACTCGATCGTGCCGTTGCCCATCCGGTTCGCGTAGGCGGTATTGGCAATCATCGTCTGGTTGGCCGGGCGCTGCGCGGTGCGGCCATACTGCCCGGCCAGCTCGGGGGTGAAGCGTTGCGCCGTAGCCGTGTTGAAGGTGGCCGTCAGGTTGCCCGGGCTGTAGTTGAAGCTTTCCTCCATCGCCGTCAAGCTGCGCGACTCGTGCAGCAGCTGGGCGACGAACGCGGCCTGGCGCGCCGGGCTGTCGATGCCGAAGCGCTCCATGGCCGCATTCAGCGGCGCCAGGAACTGGTCGGCCTGTTTGGACGCGCCCGGCTCGATCGCCAGCAGCTGCGCGCGGTTCACAGCGCACCCCTCACTTCCTCGACGACGTCGGCCAGGTCGCTGTCCTTGCGCTTGGCAATGTAGTTGAACAGCCAGCGCACCAGCGCCCAGCCGGGCAGGCCGCAGGCAAACACCAGGGCCAGCATCGCCATCAGGCCGAACGGCGACTGGGCCCACGCCTGCAGCTCGAAATGCTGGATCACGGCCGCGCCGCCGCCGATCGAGGCCATCACGGTCGAGATGATCCCGGTGGTCCATTCCTTGGCGCTGCGCGGGGTCATCGCGCACATCACCACCACCGCGGCCAGGCCGGCCCCGATCGCGCCGACGCCAGCCGCGCCTCCGATGAGTTTCCAGCCCACGGCGCCGGCGGCTGCGCCAGATATCGGTTCGCTCATTTGTGCTTTCATCGTGAGGTGTTGCATGCGTCGGTCGGGTCTCCACGGGACGGAGGACAGCGGGATCGGCTGCCCACTAAAGTGCGTTTATTTTGTGACTTCGGGCGTCTCATTTCTAGGGCAAAATGAGACGACTTGCGGGCCGGCGGCGCGCCGGCCCGCGGTCATGCCGCCACCATTGCCAGCTTCGGGTAGTTGCACTGGCGCAGATTGTTCGGGGTGACGCGCTTGGCCTCGTCCGGGTCGAGCAGGACCGTGCCGCCCGCCATCAGCAGCGCGAAGACCAGCTCCGAGCACCACCACTTGCCGGTGTCCGCCCAATCCTCGGATTGCAGCAGCGGCAGGCCGATCGCCCCCGGGAAGTCGTAGGGCTTTTTATCCTGGGCCTCGCCGAACTTGACCGCATCGTCCAGGTCGGGAACCCAGACCGGCATGTCCTGGTAGCGCACGATGCCCTTCATCGCCACCTCCACCGGCACGGCGCGGCAGCCGTGGGTCATGGTCGCCTCGTAGGCGCGGCCGTCGATGATGGCCATCACGTGCGACAGCAGTTCCGGCGAGCCCGAGGCCGCGCCGATCAGCAGGCTGCCGGGGTTGTACGGCCAGCGCGAGGTGTAGCGGACGGTGACGAGGCCGGCACGCATCACAGCACCATCGCCTTGACGAACAGCGCGTCGAGCTTGGCCGGGGTGTCGTAGCCGATGGCGCCGGCAATCTGGATCAGGGTCGGCCAGTCGCGCTGGAACTCGAGCGAGTTGTCCCAGTCGTTCTGTGCGGTGGCCTTGCTGACCGACCCTGCCGGCGTGCCGTCGTCCAGCGCGTCGATCACCGGCTGCACTAGCGCCAGCTTGCCCTCGTTGATGAGCGCCTGAATCGCCTGGCGGCGGTACACTTTCTTGGGCACCGGCACCGCCTGCGGCCTGGCCACCGGCGCCGCGCCGTCCCACGTGTAGTCGGCTGGTGCGAAGCCTTCCGGCAAGGTACTGTCCGCGATGGCCCAGCCGTCCAGCACGTGCTTGGGGAAGATGGCGTCGCACGACACGATATTGTCGCCGTCGTCGGTGAACGGGCCGCAGGCGAGGATCGCGCTGCCTTGGATCAGGAGCTGGGTCAAGCGGCCACCTCGATATTCAGGATACGCAGTTGTTGGGCACCGCTTGCCGCTGATCCCGCGGTGGTCGCCGCCAGCAGCAGTCGGTTGGACGAGACTGCCGCCAGCGGGCAGGTCGTGGGGCCGCCAAGGTTGGGCAGCGAGACCGCGCCGCGGCGCGCCAGCGCATCCCCGTTCGAGCGCAGCACCGGCAAGGACGAGGCGTTCGGGCTGAACAGCAGGTAGTCGCCCTGCGCCAGGCGCACGCTCGGCACCGCGTCGGCCTGGACGACCGGCGACAGCTCGGGCAGCGCATGGCCGTTGCCGTAGGTGATCGTGGTGCCGTTGATCTTGTGCGGGACGGCGATCTTGCGCCATGCGCCCGCCGCGCCGTGCTGGGTGATGGCGACGAAGTCAGTTGCGCCCTGCAGCGCAGAAACCACACCGTAACCGGAGGCACCGGACGCCGCGCTGGAAAAGCTACCATAGAGGGTGCCGCCCTTGGTCAAGACGCCGCCGGTCTCACTCAGGATCGCAGCGCGGTCAAGCGCCCACAGACCGATGAGGTTAGTCGAGCCAGCAGAAACCGTCCACAGGTGAGGATTGAAGCGCGTTGAGCCGCCGCTGGTGTAATCGGCCGATGAACCGGTTGCCAACGTATCCACGGCCAACAGCGCGCCCGCTGCCACACTTGTGCCGTTGATCGTCACTGCGACTGCGGACAGGGAGGTAGTGCCACCATCCGAGGCGAGGATGCACTTAGTTGGTGAAACCAGCACACTACTAGGCGGCATTGTAGTGCCGCCAGCAAGGCCCGTCGTCACTGCCGTCCCCGGAGCGCAGTTGGTGCCGCTGACCGTGACGACCACGGCCCAGTATCTCGTATCTGAGCTCGCCCTTCCGATCACCAGCGCTGTCGTTGCTGTCAGGGCATATGTAGTGCTCAAGGGCGCGGCGAAATTACCAGTGATAGCCGTGATCGGAGCGCCGATGCTCACGCTCGCGCCTGACACCGAGATCGCAACAGCCATCGCATTGCCGGGGGCTCCGCTGGTGTAGCTGGCCACATAGAGAGATGGTGAGAGTTGCGCGATCTTCGGTGCGCCGGTGCCGTTCTCGTCCCACGACGACTGCGCAGTAGCGGTCAGCGCGGCAGGCGTACCGACTGCCAGTGCAAGCGATGGCGATGCGCCCGAGAGCGTCAGCACCACCGCCTGGTGATCCGTCGCGCTGGCCCCGTAGAACAGGATGGCTTGGGTCGCACTAATCTTGAACGCGGCACGCGGGGCACTACCGGCAGCGGCCGATACCGTCACCGGCGTGCCGATGGCCTTGCCAGTGTTGTCCACGACGAAGGCCGCAAAACCGGATGACAACGCGGCAAAGTGCAGCGACGTGTTGGCGTCGAGCGCGACAGATTGCGCATAGACCGTACTGCCGTAGGTGGTGGACAGGGTCTGGTCGAGCGTGACCAGGCCCGGCTCCAGGCCAGTGCCGGTGATGCCCCAGGTGCCCGCAGCGCTCGCCTTGCTCTCGAGCGTCAGGTAGGCGCTGCCGCCAGCGGCGACGGCCACCAGCAGCACCCCGGTATTGTCGCGCACGCCGAAAGGATAGGCTCCGTTGTTGCGGATCACGAACAGCGGGCCGCCCACAGACCCCATGCTGGTGGCGCTGGGCAGGAGAACCGATTTCCCAGGCGCCGTCATCGCGATCGCCTGCACGCCGGCAGCCGTGCTGGCCAGCGTCACATCGGTGGCACTGGTCTGCGGGTTGGCCACGGTGGAGGTCGGGGTCGTGATGATCGGGGCCCAGTTTGTCACGTCGATGCTGGGATCGGTGGTGCCCGCTCCAGCGATCTTGCGGCGGAAGGTCTGAAAGGTGAGCGGGCTGATCGCGTTGTTGCCGACGACGTAGGCGGTGCCGCTGACCCACAGCGTCGCATTGGCGGTCTGGGTGGCGGTGCCGGCCGCGGCCGATGCGGTGCTGGCCGAGCTCGCCGCAGCCACGGCGTTGTTGTAGCAGTCGAGCGCATTGTTATACGCGTTGGTCGCGACGTTGCCGAATGAGGTCACGGCATTGGTCAGCCACAGGACGAAGGCATCGAGCCGGTCGCTGAACGTGCTGCGGTCGCCGCGCTGGATGGGCGCCGGCGCCGGCGCGATGGTCGGCGGTGGTGTTTGGCTCATCAGATCATTCCTTTCGTGTTGGTAGTTAGCAGACAGCTGGTTGGGGCGTCGTAGTCGATCTCGCCAGAGATGAGGCCGAACCCGCGCAGGTCGCTGTATGCGTCGGCCTGGGCGGCGATGACCACCACCGGCACCGCCATCACGCTGCGCAGCACGCCGCCGACGTGGGCCGCTTCGGACAGGTCGATGCGCGCACTGACGTCCATGTCGACCGCCGCCTTGCCGGGCACGATCTCGGTATTGCCGAACTCATCGGTATCGACGAAGGCGTAACTCTTCGGCTTGATCTTCACGCCACGCAAGGTAGCGCCCAGCGACTGCAGGTCACCCACGGCCAGCATGCCGCACTTGACCGGGCCGCTAGCCTTGGTCAGCGTCAGCGTCAGTTCCGCGTTGCTGTACTGGTCGATCTGGCTGGCCAGGAAGTCGGTCTGCGGCCGGAACGGACTGAAGAAGTACTCGTCGTAGTCGCCCGGCGCCGACGCCTCCAGCGAACTGGTGGCCGTGAGGATCACATTGCCGCCCGGCGCGTCCCTGACCGTGGCGGTCAGCGACTCGGCATCGAGCCCGCCGACCCAGAAGGCATTGAAGCCGCCCGGGTGCAGCACCACGGTCAGCGGCGAGGTGGCCACCGTCTGGGTACCGGCCTGGTTGTCGAACATGGCCCACTTGTTGGTGGCGCTGTAATTCTGCCAGTAAGCCGGAATGGTGCCGACGCCGACGCGGTTGACGGCGTCGGTCGGGTCCTTGCCCAGGTTGCCGTCGACCAGGCTGCGGTAGACGCGGTGGGTGACGGGGCTGATGCAGAAGGCCCCGGCGGCAAAGGTGGTGCCGGCGGCCCACGTCGGATACTCGTTCTCGGCCACCGTGCTGCTGGTCAGCGCCGCATCGCCGATCGCCAGCGGAATCAGGACGCTCAGGTTTTCCCTCATTTCCCCACCGCCTTGGTGCGCAGGTAGGCGCCCCCGCCCGTCACGTCGTTGAACTGGTTGGCATGCTGGCCGGTGCTGGCGGCAATCCGGTCGAGCACCTCCTGCGTGCGCGCTGCTTGCTCGCGTAGCAGGCGGACCTCGGCCACCAGCACCGCATTGCCGGCGGCCGGGTCGGCCAGACGGCGCATCAGCTCGCGGTTGTCGGCGGCCGGGACCACGCGCTCGCCGGCGTGCAGCAGGGCCGGCATGTCTTCCGGGATGATGTTGGCGCCGGCCGCGAACGGGTGCAGCTTCTGGTATTCGGCGCTGTTCTTGATGCCGGCGCCGATCGCGTCGAGCGAGGCGCCGCCCGACAGCCAGAACTGCAGGCCGGGCGCGTCCGCGCTGTGGCCGAGCAGCGACTGGTACAGCGCCTGCACCTTCGCTTCTGTGGAGTTGTTGATGGCCCCGACGATCGAGCTGGTCGAGACGCCGTTGGCGGCCTGCTGCTGCCAGTAGGCCATCCCGGCGGCGTCCGGCGCGCGCCCGAGCGCGCCGGCGTAGGCCTGGTTGATGGCGGCGCCCGAGGCGACCATCGGGTTGGCCTGGGCCGCCAGGATCGCCGAGGCCAGCCCGCGCATGGCCTGGTCGATCGACAGCAGCGTGGTCGACTGGCCCTTGAGTACGTCGATCTGCGACTGCGCGCTGTCCAGCACGCCGTCGAGCGACTTGGCCTGCTGGTTCAGGGCATCGAGCGACTCCTGCTCGACCGACAGCGAGTTGTCGGTGATGCCGGCCAGCTGCGCGATATCGTTCCGGGTGCGGTTGAAGTCGCTCAGGTAGTCCTGGTAGGACGAGAACTTGCGCGGGTCGCTCTGGCCCGCGAGCGCCAGCGCGCTCTTCAGGCTGTCGGCGGACGGCAGCGCGCCGCCCGCCTTGGCCGCGGCCAGCGCCGCGCGGATCTGGGCCTGGGCGGCGGCGCGGGCGGCGCCGTCCTGGCCGGCTGCGCGCATGCCGTCAATGGTGCCGTGCAGCGAGTCGGACAGCGAGGTCAGCTTGCCGACGACCTCGGTCTCGGCATCGATGCGCTGCTGCAGCGCCGCCTTTTCGCGCCCGACCACTTTCTGCAGCACCGAGAAGGCGTCATCCACCCCGCCCAGCAGGCCGCTGGCGGCGTCCTTCATCTGCTGCTGGGCGGCGGCCTGCTTCGCGAGCGCATCGGTGGTCGCGTCGATCTGCGGATGGACCAGCGCGAACGCCTCCTCCAGCTTCATCATCGACGTGAATTCTTTCGCCCCCGCCTCGGTCAGGATTTTCCCGGACGCCACCAGCTGGTCGATATGATCCTTGAACTGCACCCGGGTCGTGATGGAGGACAGGCCGAGGTCCGCCATCGCCGCGCCCAGCGCTTCCTCGACCGGCGCCAAGCGCTGGGCGTCGGTCAGGAAGTTCTGCGCGTAGAATCCAGCCTGCTGGCCCAGTACCTGTACCCCACCGGCCAGCGCGATCAGCTGCTCGCGGGCGGCGGCCGACTCCATACCTTTGCCGCCGAACAACGCCCTGGCCGAGGTGCCGAGCAGCTGCGCCATCTGGTCGGTGGCCTGGAAGTCGCTGGCCAGACGCTGCAGCGTGATGGACGCCGTCTCGCCGGTCTTGGAAAACTTGGCCAGGTCCGGCACCAGCCTGGTCGACAGCTCGTCGCCGATGTCGCCGAACAGCTTGGTGATCAGCTCCTGGTTCTTGGCATCGTCGCTGGTCAGCTGCAGGTTGATCGCCTTGGTGTAGCCGTCGATTTGGTCGACCTGCGCGCCGAGCGCTTCGCCAAAGCCCTTGACCGCAATGAGCATCGCCTGGATGGTCGCGTCAAAACCGGCGTCCTGCGCAACGCTCAGATCGCTCGTCTGCGGATAACGCTTATCGCTGCGAAACAGCCCACCCTTTTCGACGATATTTGACAGCAGATGCCCATCCAGCCCTGCGCTATTGACCGTTCCCTGAAGGAACTGCGACTCCACCTCGGGGTTCTTGCGACCGAGCAGGCGCGCATAGGTCGCCTGGCCGGAGAAGATATTTGCGGCGCTGTTGCTCAGGCCGATCCCCCGCAGGATACTGTCAAAGGCCATGCTGCCGCCGCTGAGCTTGAGCGGGTCTTCCAGCGTCCCGTTCCTGGCGTCCCAGCCTTGGCTGTAGAGCGAGTGCGACAAGGCCATGCCGGCGGCGATCCAGCCCGCAATCGGAATAGCATAAGCGCCGGCACTCGCGCCCGCCGCACCGCTGGCAGCGGTGGCCGTGCCAGCGGTGGCGCCGGCTGCGCCGCCAGACAGTTCAGCCATGACGGCAGCGGCGCCGGGCGTACTCATGCCAACGCCATAGGCGGTTGCCGCCTGCGATCCGAACATGCTTCCGAACGAGGTCACGATCGAGCCCATGCTGCTTGACAGCCCGGCCGAGAAGCCCGCGTACATGGTCTTGCCCATGCTGTACAGGCTGGAGGCATTCTGGGCCGCGCCGATCAGGTTGGAGCTTCCGGCCGCGCCCGTGGATCCCTGCGCCGTACCAGGCGAAAATGCCGAGGTCAGCATGCCGCCGACCGCGTTCCCGATCGGCGACAGAACCGGCCGCAGCACCATGGTGCGAAACAGGTCCTGCACATACTCGGCCGCGCTCTTCCCACCGCGCATGATGTTGTCGGTCAGCGACTGACCGATCTGCTCCGAGGCGCGCTTGTACTCGGCTACCATATCGTCGGCCGACTTCTTGTAGGCTTCCTTGGCCTCGACCTCGCCCAGTGCGGCGGCGCTGCGCTTCTTCACCGCGATCAGCTGCTCGAGTGCCTCGATCTCATCGAGCGTCATGGCGGTCGAGGCACGCTGGGCCAGCTGCTCTTCGAGGCGCGCCACCTCCTGCGCTTCGATGGCCGCCTTCGACAGGCCAAAGGTGCGCGCCAGCTCCTCGTTCTGCTCGGCTTCCTTGACGGCCGTCTCGAGCGACTTGGCGCGGTCGTCCTGCAGCTCCTTGGTGATCTTCGCCATCGCCTCGGCGCCGGCGACCGCCCGCTTCTGGGACGCGACTACCTGCTCGTTCACGGCCAGCTGGCCGATCAGCTGCTCGTAGGCCGCCTTGTTCTGTGGCGTCAGCTTGAGCTTGCCGGCGCGCAGCTGCTCATCGAGGTCGACCTGCAGCTTCTGCGCCTCGCTCAGCTTGCCCAGGCCGGCCGCTTCCTGGGCGGTGGCGGCGATCTTCGCGTTGACTGCCGCGGTCAAGCCGGCATAGGTCTCCTGCGCTTTCTTCGCTTCCGCCTCGGCCGCCTTGCGTGCCTCCTCGTTCAGCCTCAGGAACTCGGCCGCCTTGTCCTTGGCCGCCTTGGCCGCCGCGGCATCCTTGGCCGCCTGGTCCGCGCCCTCCGCCTTCGGCGGCGCCGTCATCTGTTTCTCGAGGCCACTGATCTGGGCACGCAGCTCGGTCACGCGCCGGGTCAGCGCTTCCTCCGAGTCCCCGAACAGCCAGCGCCCCACGAAGCCGACCGCCGGCGCGTCCTTGGCCAGCGCCTGGTCGCGCAGGATGTGCTCGAGCTCGCCCCGCAGGTTCTTCAGCTTGACCTCGGCGCTGGAAAACTCGTCGGTAAACGCGAACTTGCCGAGCGCGCCCATCGCCACCCACAGGGCCTGCAGCTTGCCCGACTCCTCGTAGGCGGTGGTGACCGCCTTGGTGATCTCGGTCATGGCCGGCAGCATCTCGCCGGCCAGCTTCATCTTCGCGCCGGACGCGGCCGTCTGCAGCTCGGCCAGCTTGTCGTTGAACTCGTCGGCCTTGTCGGCCATCTCCTGGGTGGTGCGCGACAGCGCCTTGCCCTTCTCGACCATCTCGCCGATGTTCTTGCTGCCTTCCATCAGCAGCGGCGCCGACGAGGCCCAGCTCTTGCCGAGCGCCTCGGCGCCCAGCGCGGCGCGGGTCTGCGGGTCGTCGATCGCCGAGAACACGTCGGCCAGCTGCTTGAACGCCTCGATCGGGTCCTTGGCCGTCACGCCCAGCCGGGCGAAGCGCTCGGCGTCCTTGCCCATCGCCACCGACAGCTTGTTGATCGATGCCGCAATGCCCTCGAGGTCGCCGCCCGACTGCGCGGCGGCCAGCTTCAGGCCGGCCAGGTCGGCCACGGCGATGCCGGTGCTCTTCTTCAGGTCGTTGAGGCTGTCGGCGGCATCGATCGCGCCCCGGATCATCTCGGCGAAGGCGCCGATGGTGAAGCCGGCCACGCTGATCTGCGCCAGGCTGGTCAGCGACTCGCGCAGGCTGCCCAGCTTGGAGTGGATCGCCGTGACCTGCCCGCTCAGCTTCTGGAACGAGCTGTCGTTCAGCTTCTTGAGGGAGTCGCCGACGCTCTCGATCTCCTGGCGCGCCGAGGCAGCATCCTCGACCCGCATCGAAATCGCCGCGCCCCCCGCACCTGAACTATAAGACATCGGCCCGCTCCATGTTCATCATTGTTGCGCCCACTCTTCGAGGCAGACCTGCTCCATCATCTGGACCATGCCAAACAGCCCGGCGCGCTCCTTCGGTCGCGTCCCGCGCAGGCGCATGCATGCTTCCACCCCCGGGTACTGCAGTCCGGTCACGCCCTTCATGCCGATGTTCCACTGGGTCTGCAGCGACAGCCACAGCGCAAACGCCGCTTCGTTCTCGGGCCACAGCCAGTATTCGTCGTCGTCCAGCTCGAAGTCATCCTCGACCCGGATCCCGAATGCCGCTGCTGCCGCCATGACCTCGTCCCTGGCGGGCCGCGCATCGTCACCATCCAGGCGCAGCTGGCCGCGCGCCAACAGGCGCGCGGCCCCCTTCAGTTTTTTGCGACCGCGCCCACGTCGCGCAGGTAGCTCTGGAAGCAGACCGACTGCATGCCCGGGTCGTTGTTGAGCATGGCATCGAAGTTCTCGGCATTGAACGGCAGCGCGCCGCCCTGGTCGTCGAGCACGCCGTCCCAGCCCTCGGCGATCGTGTGCAGGAACTGCTTGACCGGCTCGGCCTTGTTGGCCAACATCGCGTCGATCTCGGCCTGGTTCAGGCGCTTGCACTTGAGGACGAAGTCGAACTCGACCGGCTTGCCGTCCTCGCCCTTGAGGGTGCCCTTCACTTGCACGGGCAGCTTGTTACGAACTACGAGTTTGTGTGCCATGGTTGTCGATCAATAGGGTTAAGAAGTGAGGATCGGCCGGTTACAGAACCACCAGGCGCCATTCGTCGTTGCCGTTGACGGGCACAAAGCGCACGTCGAAGCCAATCAGGCGCTTGCCGTTGCGCTCGATCTTCTTCGGGTTCAGCAGCTGGGCCGCCTGCCCGAAGAAGATCATCTTGTTGCCGGCGGTGGTGCCGATGGTCAGCGCCAGGCTCTGGGTGGTGTTGGCCTTGACGACCGCCATCAGCGCCACCTCCTGCGCCGGCGTCAGGTCGAGTTCGATCGTGCCGGTCGATTCGCGGTCGGTGATGTCGACCGTCTCGCTGCTGAGCAGCGCGGTGAAGTTGACCTTGTTGCCACACTTCATTTCGAGACCGGTACTGGGGTAGACCGTGCCGCCGGTCAGCGCGCCGGTGGCATACGTCGCGCCGAGGGTGATGTCGACCACATTGGCCTTGGTCATCGCCACCGGCTTCTTCCAGTCGGTGTAGGTGCCGCTGTCGGTGGCCGCCGCCACGCCGCCATCCAGGCCGATGTAGTCGAACTTGAGCAGCGGACGCTCGCCGACCTTGGCCGACAGCGTGAAGTCGCCCATGCTGTCGTTCAGCTTGTGCTGCACGCCGTCGTCGTAGTAGAACTGGGTCATGGCCTTCAGGCCGGTCGAGACCGGGGTGTACTCGACCCGCGCCGGCGCGGTCAGCAGCCCTTCTGCCACCGCGCACGCCTGCAGCTGCTTGCCCCATTGGGGCGCGGTGCCAGCGGTGCCGGAGCCGGCCAGCTCGACCGAGTAGCTCAGCTTCACGCTGCCCGGGCCGACCAGCTGCTCGCTGCCGCCGAAAAAGCCGCGCACCAGCGCGCGGTCGATGTTCTGGGCATCGAGCGGGGTCAGCGTCATGTCGGACACGAGCGCGGCGTCGGTGGCGCCGGCCGGCGTGGCCAGGGTGCCGATCGCCGACTGGACGGCGGCGACAATCAGTGTGTTCTTGAGATAGCGGGACATGGATTACTCCTCGGTGCTCGGCTGCTTGCCAGCCGGTGCTGCAATCGGTGCCGCTGGGTCAGCGGCCGGGGTGGATGATGCCGCGCTGGCCTCGTTCGAGGCCCACTTCCAGCTGGCCTCGTCGAAGCGCCACGAGCCGCCGCCTGGGGGCGGCGGGATCTCGCGTTGCGGCGGCACGTCCGCGGCGGTAGGTAGTTTCATGGCTTACTCCAGGGTTGCGTTTTCGGTTCGGTGCTCGACCGTGTAGGTCAGGCACATCCAGCCTGTCTTTTCGCCCTCAGCCGAATAATCGGCCTCGATCGTCGGGTCGCTGATGTGGTCCACCAGGCCGCCCAGCGTGGTGTCGGCGGCGATCCGCTTGAACACTTCCAGCAGCAGCGGATCGACCGCTTCGTCGCCGGCTTCGGTCTTGCTGCGCGCCAGGCATTCGATGGTGTACTTCGACACCCAGTCGATCGGGGCGCCCTTGATCGCGGCACTGGCCGGCAGCGCCCCGATGAACTGGACGCTGGCCGCCGTCATGACCTTCTCGGGCACGGTACGGCTGCGCGCCCGGTAGATCATCTCGGCCACCGGCGTGCCGGCCTGCAGCAGGTTGACCAGCGCCGCCGAGATCTGCGAGAAGACGGTAGCCGCCATCAGGCCTTCTCCAGGATCAGCACGACTACGCCGGTCCCGTCAGGCTCTTGCTCGGCCACCGTGAACGACGCGTTCTCGCTGCCCACATACAGCACCAGCCCTAGCGGGTCGGCCGGGAGCGCGACGGCAGGCACGGTGTAGACCGGATGGGTGGACGCCATCCCGATCCCCTGGTTCGTGCGCACGTACGCGCCGTCGAAGATGCCCGTCACCGGGGCTCCGGCGAGCGTGTCGCCCTCCCCGGCAAACTCGCCGGGGACGAAGAAGGGGGTCAGGTCGGCACCGAGCATCGCTTACTGGGCGCTGCCGGTGTCGGCGCCGTCGGCTGCCTTGCCGGCGCCCTTGTCGGCGCCGACGCCTTCCGCTGCGCCGGCCGCGATCAGCTGCGCGGCCGCCTTGCTGGCCAGGTCCAGCGTGGTGCCAGGTTCGATCTCCTTGCCGTCGTGCTGCACCGGGCTGAGGGTTTTAACTTTCATGGGTACTCCGCAGGTGGTTGGGGGTGGACAGCCGCGATTAGGCGACTGCGTTCACGATCAGGTAACCGGCGGAGGCGCCCGCGATCACCGGCGCGACTTCGTCCGTCACCGGGTAGACCCAGCTCTTGTTGTTGCGCTCGAAGTAAGGCTCCTCGACGATGGCGTAGCCTTCGAGCTGGTAGGTGTAGCCGTAGGACGGCTTGCCCTGCTCGGCCACGGTGCCCACGTCGGTGTAGGCCAGCACCACGTCCTTGCCCCAGACGTCGACGAAGGTGCCGTCGTCGAGTGCGTAGACGGCGTCGCCCACCATCACCTTCTCCAGGCCGAACAGCGCGGCCAGCAGTTCGGGGGTGGCGACGTCGCGCCCGGTGTACTTGATGCGGTCGACGATCTTCGGGTGCTGCTTCAGGGCGGCGAACACGGCCGCGCCGATGATGGCCGTGTTGGGACGCTTGCCGATCTTCTGGCGCACGGCTTCCTTGCCGGCCTCGATCACGGCGACCGGGTCGCTCGTGCCGCTGTAGTCGCTCCACTGCGAGGTGCCCGACAGCGTGACCTTGTTGCCGGCGCCGTAGCTGGCGGCGTTGCGGGCGGTGTCGGCCTGCTGCTTTTCCAGGCGCAGCGCGATGATGTTCTGGGTCTTGTTGACGGTCATCGTGCTCATGTCGATGCCGGGCACGGCCGCGCCTTCCTGCAGGGTTTCGACCGGCAGCAGCCCTTCCAGGCTGTGGCTCTCGAGGACATACGAGTTGCCCAGGTAGCCAAAGGTGACGCGCTTGGTGTTCGCGCCCGGCGAACGGCCGGTCGTGTACAGCATGAAGTCTTCCTTGCCGAACGACAGGATCTTGCCGCCGCGCTGTTTGACCGGCACGGTGGGAAACAGCGCGCCGCCGACGAACTCGGCGTTCTTGTAGCCTTGCGCTGCCGAGGTCAGGACGGGGTCAATGACGCGCGCCTGGGAGTTAGTCATCTGCATAACGATTCCTTAATGAGGTATATGCTGGAAAATGGATCAGTTCGGGATGAGAAGAATCTCAACCATCTGACCCGCGGCGGTGGCGGCACCGAGGGCGCGTGCAACGGCCACCCCGGTCGACCTGGTGATGACACGGCCCGAGGCGTCCAGCTCGAGCGCGGCATCGACGGCGATGGCGGCGCCGGCTTCGGCGATGGTGGTGCCCATCGCGCCGACCGAGATGCGATCGCCGATCGCGGCGGAGACGTCGGCGAAGCCGAGGCAGCGGGCGCCGGCGGCCGGGACGGCGCCAGCACCGGTGACGGCGCGGTTTTGGGTCAGGGCAGCAGTCGCTACCACGGACAGGGTCAAGAGTTTGAGGGCGGCTGCTGCCATGACAATTCCTTCCAGGGGTGAGGGGTCGGGGGACGGCTTACTTGCCGCCGACGGCTTTGTAGGCGGCCACGTAGGTGGTGCCGGGGTGCTCGGCCATGTAGGCTTTCGCCTCGGCGTCCAGCTGCTCGCGGGTCTTGTCGGCGGCTTCCGCGCCGGGCGCCGGCGCCGCAGCGGCAGGGACGGTCGGCACCGGCTTCGGCGCTTCGCCAGCCATCGCGCTCGCATGGGCGGCGCGTGCGGTCTTTTCGGCGGCCAGGATCGCCATCGCGGCCTCGCCGCCGCTGGACTTGCCGTCGAACTTGAGCTGCGCGATGAGCGCCTCGTGGCCCGGGATCGCCTGGGCTTCGACGGACTGGATGCGATCGCGTTCGGCCTTCGCGCCTTCGCCGAGCAGCTGGGCGACCAGCTGCGGGTGTTGCGCTTCCAACTCTTCTTTGTCCATGGTGTTTCCTTCTGCAGTTGTGGGAATGGTCGCCCGCGCAGGAGCCGCGCGGGATGGTGTCGGCGTCCGGGCAGATGCGCCGCGCGCCTGGTTCAGCTGCTCGATCAGCGCCTCGAGGGTGAGGATGCCGTCCGCCAGCCCGGCGTCGACCGCTTGCTGGCCGATGAACACGCGCCCGTCCGCCATATTGGCCAGCACC